TTATGTTGTAAACAATTCCTTTAATTCAAGAAAATCAGCGGAAGTGATCTTCACCTTTCCGAGGTTTCCCACCACCATATCAAGCAACGGGTTATGAGGAAGTTCAGCCACAATCTCGCCTTTTCCTACGGTTATCGGTATCATGCCTATTTTGTATTCTTGAATATCCATTTCCTTGAACATGTCAACGAACATATCAATAGCAACATCCGTATCTATTGTTCCGTTCTCGTCCGTAATGAACAGCAGGGAGTTGTCTATCATGCCGTTTAGCTTTCCGTCAGCCTTTGAAAGATAATTATTCAAACCCCGTTTCAGCAACACCTTTGTTTGCGGCTTATTAGGGAAAAGCTCGTCTATCCTATATTCAACCCATTCTTGAATGGCGGTTTTAAAATCTCCCTTGAATTTATTTATGTCAGTTGCTTTCATTTCTTCGCCCCTTTCTTAGATTGTTCACTTTTCATTTTCTTATATTCAGCATAAGGCATGTCTGAATACTTTTCTTTGTATTCCTTGAAGTCTTCCAGTTCGGCATCCGTTTCCTTTTGTGCTGATTTTCTTAACCGCTTCAATAGGGTAAGATGATTGTCAAGCGCATCCTTTCCAGCTTGGCTCTGTTCAACTACCGGACGCATCATTGCCATGTATTGTTCATTCAATATCATGGTAATATGATTACTGCTTTCCTGAAACTCCTCTGTGGAAGCGATAATCTCACGTTCTTTTTCCGTCATTCCGTCCCATAGAGCATCCACCTCATCCCATACTGGAGACTGGCTTTTAGGTTGTTGCGTAGACTGTTGGGCTATATGTTGCTCATACATCCTTTTCTGCATCTCTACTTGCTGCTGGGCCTGTTGCAACTCTGCTATCTTGGAATCAAAGCTACTACCTCCCAATATAGGGTCATTTAAGAATATATTGTTCATAATTTCATTAGTCAGTGGTTGATAATTGGAAAGTGGAAAGCATGCCCGTAGGCATACCCTCCACTGACCGTTTACTTTTTGCGCTTGGTCTTGCGCTTTGGCTTTTTAGGCTGTGGGAGCCGGATTGCTGCCGGGGCAACAACCACATCTCTGACTGGGAAACCCGGTCACAGTAGGAGTGCTCGGCAAAGTTACGACACCCTTGATGTTACGACAGTCAAGTCTGTCTGTGTGGTTGATAGACGCAGTGAACGCCTTGTCGATCTCACACATGATAAGCTTGTCTTGGTAAGGACGGATAGCAGCACCTACTGCAACTTCCTTTTCAAGTCCGCTGATACGGGCGTTAAGTTCGTCGAACCCGTCACGCTGGCTCTTATACAAGCCAAATGCAGCGTTGTTCAACTTGTCTGTCTGAACATCATAGAGGTCACGCATGGACTTGTACAGCCCGAAGTCTCCGTCTACCTGTGACTTCCACAAACCGAACTTTTCAGCGACATCCGTATCACGATGCTGGTACATCAGATTCAGAGTGTTCATCTTCAAGCCCCACATCTCGTTAGTAAGCGCCAACTGGGCTTCACATGAATGTGAATAAGCACCGAACGCGGTAGGAGCCGCACCGTTACGCCCTGCGATAGCATCACTTACTGTGTTGATGTTTACGTTCTCAGGCATATTGCCACCGAACCCGAAACCACCACGACCGCGGCCCCAAATGGCGGCTGCGCCCAATGCAGTACCGATGATACCTGTTGCGAGTGCTGCATTACCAACGCCTTTTGAAGCATATTCCTTACGATTTTCATCGTGAACATACTCCTTTTCCTTGATAATTTGTTTTACTTCTGCTTCCATAATAACTATTTTTGGAATTACAGCCACTATTGACTGCTCAGCAAAGGACAGGATAAGTCATTTGTTAATCAAATAGTTATTTGTAAGCTGTTTGTAAGTTGCTTGTTTGTTTCTTGTAAGAACAAATCAACACTCATTTTCTGCTTTCTGCGAATAAAGCCGTTCTTTAACGAGTTAATACGTTGCTGGCTCATGCCTGAATACTTCTCTATCATCTTCTCTGTGAATCCGGCCCTTATAAGCCAGTCTACAAGGATGGACCGGGCGTCTACGTACTTCTCCTCATGCGAGGTAAGGAACTTGTCTAATTCAATGTCCGCAATCTCACAGACTGCCTTTTCCGCTTTCTCGTAAATTCTTTTTAATTTCTCCATTTCAAAAAAAATATTAGGGTTATACAAAAACAAAACATCACGAAAACCGTTAATAGCTAATGAAAGCCCTTAAACAGTCCTCGTGATGTTTGCCCGTTGCGGATTGGTAGTCAGTACGGGTTGGGGCTTTCTTTCTACTCTAAGCCCCGAAAGAGCGTCAGCTAAAGCCAACTTCTACACTTATTTCTTTTTTATCCTTATGGCAAGCCAAATAACGGCCAATGCGACACATGCAATGTTTAGCATCATGCTCGCACCTCCGTAATTGATTTTAAACCGTTCCCACCATGATAGTTTCCTTTCCACAGGATAGGGCTTTGGCACCTCAATTCTTCTTATCTTTTCAACAAAGTAAGGTATTTTGACTGTCACCGTAGATTGGGGATAGATCCCTAATGAGTGGTTCAATATCCCCTTATTCCAAGACGCATAACTATAAGCATACGGGTTATGCAGGAATGACACAGTATCGCGGGTAGACACGCTGTCTTTATAAGGTATCAGCTTCTCCTGAAACGTTGTATCGTGGTAGACTATACTGTCAAGCACTTTTGTTTCAACAGGCACATAGACCGTCCTCGTTCGGCACGAGGCAAACACGAACACCAGCAGCATAGCCAGCAATCCAACAGACGCCCAAAACAATAGATTTCTTAGTTCTTTCATGGCATTATCCTTTGAAATATATGACTTTACCCTTTGTTCCGTCATTACGCATATCAAGATGCACCCACGTAACATCCTGCTCCAGTCTTATGGGATAAGGAAGAAGTATTTGGTTTGCCTTAATCCAGTTGCGCACCTCAAGAGCCGTCATACCTTTTACATCGAAATCAATGCCCGTACCTTGCATGTGTGCCGATACGTACACTTTTTCAAGCCTTGTCTTTTCTGCAACAAGCTGGCAGACGTTGCATCTAAAACCTCGCTGTGTCAGATTACCGCCTACCTGCCAATTATTCACATAGATAGGCTTGCCGAGTTTCTCCCTGATAACAAGCAGTGTTTCCAACAGGCGGTTATCAAAGAACTGCCAAGCGTTATCACCGAACTTCTCGTACACGTGCCGGCATACAAGTTCCTGAATGTCGAAGTAGTCTTTAATATTCATTTCTTTTCCTCCTTATCCTTCGTTATTATCTCGCTAACATCTTCCTTATCAACATTAAAAACCTTTTTGCAGAATACGCCCAAAGCCTTTAATACATTGAAATCATACCCTTTAGGCTTTAATATGTTGCTTATAATAGAACAAAACTCTATAAAGCACACAAAGAGACAGGAATATATATCAATGTTCCACTTGTCCCCGGAAGCAATGTTTATCATCACAACCATGCAGACAAAGGCAAAGTAAGTTACCATTTTACCCATAGTACGGCGTATGGCTCCGGAGAAACGTACTTCCTCATTCATTAATAAACTCTTCCTAACTCCAAACGCCAAATCGCAGATAATAACTGCAAATGATACTATCAGCCAAGGTATCATGTGTTCCAATGACCGTACAATAAAGCTGCTTGCTATCACCGCGAATCCACCCGGTATGCTTTGGGTAACAATGTTTTCTTTCATTTTATCGTTATGTTTAAATTTCTTCCTATCTTTGTGTACGTACAAACTGTAAGCGTAAATTTTATTAATCAGGCAGACTTTAGTATCAAGATTACTGTTCGTATTAAATGGTCTGCCTTGCCCGCCTTATTCGTGAGAACATGGCGGGTTTTATCCACATACTTTTTCGTTAATCTAATCCATTTCTTTTTCTTGTTTGAAATTATTTATATATTTGTATCATTCATAGTATCAGAACTAACTACTGCATCCCCGTTTGGCTCGTGAGAGTGGAGCGGGGAGTTCTTGTTACTACCACAAACACACTGGTTAATCCCAAACGGAGCCGGGATTGTCTTTAAATAAGACTTCGTCATCACCCAATGCTTTAGGTTCAACTCCTTCGATTGTTACTCTATACCATGAAGAGGTAGGCCATGAACTGTTTTTCATGTAAGTTATATATTCGTCAACTAATTCAAAGTTGGATGAATTAGCAGGTATTGTTCCTCGTTCCAGTTCAAGGTTATTCCATGATGTTATGTTATTCCATACGGTTCCCTCTGCTCGGTCATCTCTATAATCTATTGACACATTTATTACAGGAGTATATATTGTTTTATCTGTTAGGTTGGTTGCGAACAAGTTCATTACTATTGAACTTTCGCTAACATGAACCTGAGGATGAATAAACAGTTGTCCGGGGTTAATAAGGGTCAATGTACCCGGTAGGCAGGGAAAGAACGCAAAGTACACATCGTTGTCAGAAAATGCTCCTTGCGTGAGTTTGTAATATCCGCCTGAACCGTAATAACGCTTACTACTCATAATGAATATCGTAGTATAATCTCCGCTCTCTTTCAACAATTGGGGCGCAAAAGGCATGCTACTTGGCTGTGAATAATGAATTATACTCGTATGTTCTTCGGACATTGTTTTATCTAAGGTAACAATAGCCACCATTTCACCGCTACTGTTCAAGAATACCAATCCCGGATACCAAGTAGCACACTGATTCCCGTCAATTTCAAGTTCATCAGGTTTAAAGTTTCCGGCTTTAAAAAAAGGAGATACGCTAAACCCAAGCGTCATAAGAGAATTAGCCTCTCCTTCCGTTGAATACTCTTTAGACGGAATCATATAGACAAATGGCGAACTACACGTAGTATCGTATCCTTTAAAATCCGAAAGTCTAAAAGGCTGATATTCTCCACCTCCGGGTAGGATATAAGACCATTTTAGTTTCCCACTGTCGCGCATTGCTTCGTATGCGTATCTCGACACTTCATTACCTTTGCACCAAATAAACTCATATCCGAACTGCCCGTTATCTCCTTTGTACCACGTTGGGAAATTTTCAGTAAAAGGTTTTGAGAAAGCTACAGGTTTAAACTTGTTCCACATATTATGTCTGGCCCTCGTTTGGAAGAATGTTATCACCTCGTTAGTGACATTTCCCCCGGCAGAGTTCAGTACGTCACGTACATTAACGGCAAGGTTGACATCGGTATTAGGTACAATAGCCATATCATACCTCCTTCCGTATAATGGTGATACCACCAGTAACAGCAATAGACATATCACTGTCACCGTCAATCTCGTAGTCTCCATGTACGACCCTGTCCGCTTCATATAGGCTTTCATCTGCATAGCAATTCCAATTAGAGGATTTTACCCCCCCCCGCAAACTATTGATAACCAATAGGTTACCAATAACCAACAAATCAACCTTTACCTTTTTCATGACACAACCCCTTTCTGATTAGTTACTTGAACACATCGAAGACACCCTCTATTGCAGTGCGCAAGATGTACGGATAGTTCTCCGCATACTTCTTCAGGGCTACTGCCTGTTCTTTTGTTACCTTTGACTTGCCTGTCTTGTAGATTTCGCGGGCTACTTCCACCTCGCCCAATTCCTTGGACTGGGAGTATATTACGTTGGCAAACTGCTTAACCAATATGCCAATCTCACCGTCACCGTCTACGAATATCTTAGACTTTGAGCCGTCAATGTTCTCTACTTCTGCCTTGGTAAAGTCAATGGCTTTCAACTCTTCTTTTTCTTTCTTATCTTTTTTATCTTCCATGATGATTAAGTTTAATGATTATGCAATTACAGTGAGATAGGGTCTGAAGCGGCTACCTTAGCTTTCGTGTCGGCGATAAAGGTGTTGACGGCTGCGGTGATGTTGCACTGCTCCTGCTTGTCTCCCACGTTATGGTTGATGCTCAGGTTCTCGTTGCCGTAACTGTTGAAAGTAGCCACCTGTGAGCCGTCTTTCTTCACTGTGCCTGAATTGATATTACCTACAATGCCATTGTTTATCTCGGCATCCGCTTCAATGTCATAGACCTTAGATTCGTCTACGGAGTTATTTACTCTTACTGTTGCTCTCACTAACTTTTCATAAGCCACTTTTTCTGCGGCGGTTGTTGATGTACTCATAACTTTTGTTTTTATTGGTTTACTATTCTATTGTTATCATATTGTCATTTGCATCAACTTGCATCGATGCGATTTTCATTTGGGAAAGGCCGATGATGCCAAGTATCTCTATCCCGGTCTCACGCTCTATGCTGTTTCTCACGCCTGATATGTCGGTGATGAGGAACTGCGGAATATCTTTCCCACCAAACCGCACAAGCGTATTGCAGTAATACACATCTTCCATTTCACCACCGGCACCAACAAGGGAGCCGGGGTATTTGCGTCCTCTCACGATGTCGAACTTCTTTACCTTGTCCTCGGCAATAAGCCCGACACTCGCACCTGTATCGATAAGGAAGAAACCTTTCTTTCCGTTTACCTCGGCTTCAATGATAAGCCGCTTGTCTGATAATGATTTGAACTGTTTCATGGTCTATTGCATTAATAATTCTGTATATCTACTGTTTGAGATAGCGTTTGTCCATTGATTACGACAGTTACATTCACTTTCTTTGCTCCGTCAAAATTGGATATTTGAGAACCAAGATATGACTTACCGAAACTAAGGTAGGTATCGGCGTTAATGTACTCGTTGTAAGTAAATGTGTTTATAACAGATTCATACTGAGTATATATAGTAACCTTGATATTGGCCGATAATCTACTGTTGGTATTATTGTATATCTTGCAGTTTACAGATATTACCTTTGTTCCGGTGCTAATCTTAGTAGCGCTTAATTCTTTTAATTCTACTGGTGGCGCGTAATTCTTCAATGTAACCTCACCGTATGTGAATGTTAACGGCGTGAAGAAACCGGACGTAGGAGCCGTACTTGAACCTACATCCTTAACGCTCGAAACAAAGAGGAATGATTTATATTTTCCGGCAGCATGGCGAACCCTGTCAAATACGAATATAGCATTACCCGGATAATTGCCTATTGTTGGGTCATCAGCGACAGAAGCGTTACCGGTAGCCATATAAAACTCTGTACTACCAATCTTTAGCAGTCCGAGACATAAATAGCTATTTCTCCAATCACCAACTACATTACCTCCCGAATTAATATAATGGAGATCGGCTAATGTAAGGTTGTATTGCTGAGACGGTTGTACGTTAACAGGAACCGTTATTGAAAAGGCGGTTGTGCTGTCAGCCATCATTACAGAGTCATTATAAGGTAGATATGGTTGTACAGCTTCAGTATAATATCCCCTGAAATCTTCAAGCCTTAGGGGTTCCGAAGTGCCACCGACTGGAGGTATATAGGCAAAATAAGGAGTACCACAATTTCCAGCAAGAGGCGAGCCGTTACGGACATAATCAGCCATGTAGTTGACATTGTCCCAATACGGCACATTAGACAATCCCCAGTTTCTTGAACTGCGCTCATTATCGGTTACGTTAAAGTTTTTCGGGTATTTGAACGGCTTATACTTCGCCCATTCTCTAATATTTGCATCCGCAGTAAAAAAGCTTGGTGCATAATTGATATTAACATTCCCCCCTGCATCCCTCAGCACCGCACCGATGTTGTTTGACAGGTTAATATTGGTATCGGGTATTATTGCCATTATGCTGCCCTCCTTTCCAGTTCGATAATACGGTTCATCATTTCTTTATTGCTATCTTTCAGCTCCTTGTTCTCTCTTTCAAGAAACTCTATTCTCGTTTCGTGGTTATTGAAATCCTCTATCAAAAATCTTTGGAAATGCTTTGCCATAGACAGTACGCATGTAGTTGCAAGCACATCATAACTCATTGTGAAGAAGCCCTCATTGTCTGTGTCTGTCACCTGTGGAAGAAATGCGTTCCAATACTGGGCGCTCGTTCCTGCTCTGACCTTGCATTTTTCATCCGTCTTGAAAGTGTAATCGAAAAGGTCAGCGTTTGCCATTACGTCAAGAGGTACGATGATGCTGTTCAGGACGTTCTTCTTTCTTAAATCGGAGTACATGGTTATTCCGCCTTTAGCAAGAAGATTGTTGCTGCATGTTACTTGACTGCCGCTTATTTGTAGCCATTGGGCAGCTGCTTTTCTGTTTGAATCGGCAGAGCCCAGCCATATCTCATTATTTGTGTTAAAGCCTATTCCAAAGGCACATATTCCTGATCGAACAATCGAATAGCAGCAATAGTTATCATTATTAGGAGCGCATGCGTTATAAGCAGCGCTGTATGAATCATCAGCATGGTGATCAATACCTGCTGAGTACAAGTCAGACCTGATCCAATTTCCAGAAGTTATTTTACCCGAACAATACGTATCTCCATTTACATTAAGCTTGTAACTGCTAATACCAGTTCCTATGCAGACATTTCCACCACCAAAGCACATTGTTATATCTCTTGATGTATTATATTGGAGGTTTAATTCAGCGTTATAATTATTTATCTCACTACCTCTTCCATTATCATTTCCGTTGTTATCAGTCTCAATGCAGATACTATTAAACTTAGCTCCTCCTGTTACATTGTTTGTTCCGTCAAAAGGCTTGCTGAAGATATAGCGAGGGGTCTCCAATCTAACAGCCTTTTGAACTAAGTAATCGTAAGATGCCATATTTAATACCCCTTGATTACTTACGGACGTGGTCGGCTCTACATAGACAGGATAATTACTACTACCGCTAATTTCCGTTCTTTCGTAATACACGTTTACGCCTCCACGATAATCAGTGCATACCGTATATTCGCATCCACCGCCTCTTAGATACACAACAAGCGCACCGACAGAATTACTAGCAAGTTCAGCTTTTGATATTAAGTTGGCATATGGCTGTCTAACATATTTTGTAACGATATATCCGCTGTTTCCGTCCCAACCATTATAGCGTCCTTCGTACATGGCCCACATGGATGAAGTGCCATTATCATGATTTCCCGGATAAGAGGGTGTTCTGCTTCCTAAGTTTTTATATATGCTAATCCTACTGTTCCATGTTTTTGTGCTATCTATTGTAATAACCACCGGATAGTATGTGTTTGCATCTCCTTCGACATTGATTACCTGCTCGTTTCCCCATGTGGTAAAGGCTTTGTTCATGCTTGAGAACATGTCTCGTTTGTTGCCATTATCGAATATCTTATGGCCAAGTCTTGTTAATGTGCCATCTTTTGCAACGTTAAACAAAGCTCCAAGATTTACATCATCCTCATTTAGCACTCTGAATACAGAACCATTATCACCTGAGCCGAATGCTGTAACACAATCATTTGTTATGGCTAATCCTCCAGTGTCACTGGGCGCGTCATATCCGTTAGTCTGTATGTATAGAGCCTTAGTGTTGTTAGCAGCACTAATATCGTGCATAACAATACCACTAATAGTCGCATCTCTATAACCTATGATATAAGCTGCACCTGAATTAGCAGAAGACCTACCATAAATATCAGAATCATTTGACATTAGCAATGTTCCCGTCATCGTATCCCCTGCCTTGTTGACGTAGCGGTTATCCAGTTCGGCAGAATAGTTATTTGTAGTAAGTATTTTATATCCGTCAATTCCCCACCTATCACCATAATATCCAAGTCTTGATAATACTGATCCTTTGCTATTAGCTGCTCCAATTAAGGCGTGATTATCATCATCCCTCATTATTAGCTTTACGTCAGACTGTGTATCAATAAATACTGTCTGTCTAAATTCCTTAGTTCCGTATATTTGTTGATGTGTGTCAATTGTTACCGCATCCGTAATCCCATAGCCGCTTAGAGTAGTAGGATGAGAGGACAGCTCATCAAACGAATAACTCGGCTTGTTCGGCTGCTTGGCCCAAGAATACACGTCACTTGCTGGCAATGTGGTGGGGTAATTCGGCAATGTAATCAGCTTTGTGGTTTCATCAGGGGAATAGGTTGTTCCGTTAAGGATAATCCCGTCTACCGAACCACCGCCAACACCGCCTATTACGCTTAATACACCACCCTCTTTGGATAATGTAGTATTGTCAATCGGAAGCGCATCAAGAATGGTAGATGCCGTATGACTGCCTTGTGCAAACATGGTAAGACTACCTGTCAAAATCAAATCGCCGTCTAACTCAACCACTCCGTCAGAATGCTTCTTCACAAGTATATCACCGATATTCAAGCCGTTTATGAACGACTTGATACCTGTAATGTCCTGTGCACCCGATTTGGTTACGTAATCGGCTAATAGTCCGGATATGTCGTTTTTGGTGTAGGCGTCTGTGATGCCATAGCCTGCAAGGGTGGTAGGCTTATTCTGTATTTCGCTGAAATCATAGGTTGGTTTAGTATCTTCTATCCATTCAGGTTTACCTCCAATTTCATCCCATGAGTAAGAAGGCTTTGTACTACCTATCCAGCTGGGTTTTCCTGATATGTTACCCCATTCAAGCGAAGTCGGATAATTAGGCAAGGTGATTATTCCGTCCTCATTAGGAGTGTAAGTATTACCGTTAACCACTATACCATTGGCAGTACCCTTTCCACCTGTCGCGACAAGCTTTCCGTCAACCCATTGTATTGTCACACCGTCTATTGGGAGACCTTCGTAGATTGAAGGTACTTGAACGTCTGCACCTGCGTACATGGTTACTCCGTAGGCGGTAACAACGGGGAATTTTGAATAAGCGTACTTAGCCCCACTTTCATCTTCTTTGAATTGCCAGATATTCTTTATTGCTGCAAATCCATCCAACATCATTTGTTGGGTTCTGTTATACGACTGCGTGAGGGAAGTAGTCATATCATTAAGAACAGAAAGCAAGTTTATATCCTTATTGGCGGATATAACCTCTTCTTTCAATTCTTGAGTGTTTCCCTTAATCTTCTCATTGCCTACTGTAATAGACTGAATGTATTTAAAATCTATCTTGGTGACAAGCTTTATTACACGAGTAGAGAAAGAATATCCTCCATTTACATAGGTAATTTTCCGGCCTATTGATAAATCAGGGTTATTCTCACTAAATGATATTGGGTTAGATGAAAACTGATAATTGTTTAGATCAGAAGATAGACGTGATATCTCCTTATTCATTTCCGATTCAAGCTCCAAATAGGCAGAACCTGTATATTCTTCCGGCATGCGGATGTTGAATAAGATAATCTCATCACCATTATTAGGGATGAGTGACGTTATAGCAGGTATGATATACGTCCCTTCCTCCTTAAACTTGATTTCATAATCCCCAGGAGTAAGGATAACACTTGTACCGTCAGCACTTGATACCGTTTCCGCTTTGTCATGATAAATAAGCTCAAATTCCCTTCCTTGAAGAGCACCGGATTCAAAATGAACAGACAAGGCTTTTCCTGAAATCAACATACCTTCTGGGTTGTCCTTGCTGTAAATAGTGTTGTTTAAGACAAATCCCGGTACTTTGAAATACCATATTGAATATTGGTCGTATATAGGATTGCCTTCATTATCAGTACCTACCTGAACTTTTTCCCCATCTTCCCCGATAGTCCACATAAGACGCACACGCACATCGGATATTTCTAAAGATGAAGAAGGATAGACATTGTCGAATATTAATATCTTTTGAAATATTTCTCCTTGCTTTAAATCAGGACGAATATCTTTGTACCCATTAGGATATTTAACAGGATCAAGAGTGAGACGTTTGTTTACCAAATTATTGACATTAGCCCCTTCATAGTCCTGAACGATATTCCTTGTAGATCCAAAGGCGTAAAAACGAGTATAATACCCCTCCTTACCGACTGTAACGGTCGGTACTGTAATGTTCTTGCCAACTTCAAGCCTAACGGCAATTCCATGTTCTGCTTTAGACAAGTGAATTACCTTGTTAGCTTTATCTATCCACCATTCAGTCTCAAAAGCATTAGCTATACTATTCAGGGAAGAATAGATATCAACCGACTGAAAAGACAATGTAGCAGAGGCAGAAAGTGACGCATCAACCGTATAAGTCCAAGTCTCACCTGTCTCATTTTTAATCGCCTTACAAATTGACGACATAAAGTTTGCTGGGTTATCCGTTAAAGTCCAATCCGGTTCACGACCTATTATTACATCATCGGAAGAATAAGTGTACATGAAAAATGAGACTTTAGCCCAATACATAACCACAGACTTAAACAAAGGCTGGTAGGAAAACTCTTCCTCGCTCTTCTGTATGGGAGAATATGGCTCAAGAAGAGAATACTTTTCACCGCCATATTCAATATAAGCCCCCATAGGTAATATATCTGATTTATCCGAATTCCATGACAAAACAATATGGTCAGACTGCATGAGTTCTTCCACATGTTCGCAAGATTCAGTTATAGGAACTGATAATAATATTTTTCCAGATATGTCTTTGATGTCTATCATAACGACATCAAATTTCGGGTATAAAAAAAAGAAGCCCTAAAAATTAGAGCTTCCAAACGTGACATCAGAAAGAAGGTCACAAATTAGGTTCTATTGGCAGGATTTGGCTCGCAAAACTTCATCGAAACTTTGCCAAAGCTCCGATATGCACTTTGCGCATAGGTAATATTTTTCCCAAGATAAATCAGATGATAAATCTCATTGCTATTATCGGGAATTTGAATATCAACTGCACCTTTGTACAATTCTTCAAAGAAAGATTTTTTCTTTGTTTGATAATCAATTTTAGAACTTCCTTCAATAGTGAACGACAAGGTTATTTCTCGTTCATCCAATTTAGGATTGGCGATAATTACCTGTTTTCCATGTTCCAACCGGGATTTATTTTCAATAAAATCTTTCATAGGGGAAGAAGCTCCGATTGCATCAAGGAAGCCACGACCCATTCTCACACCCCATGTGGTATAAGCTTCTTTTCCGTTTATCAACAACTCATTCATAATTTATAAATTTGATGTATTCTTTTTTACTTCTGCAATATCCGCCTTAATCTCTTTCAGATACTTAGCAGAGTTTCCTGTATTCTCTGAAATTTGTACAAGTTCAAGATAAGATTGAGCTATCAAATCTCGTGTCTCATCCGCTATATTTCTTGTTTCAATATCAACAGAAAGAACGGCATCCGTTTTGGCAGTTAATAGATTAAGTGATTGAGATTGATTGATGTTTTGCTGTTTAATTTCTTCCACCCCTATCCTTTGTGCATTAAGTTGCCCATTCAATACATCCACACTATCTTGAGAAGCGGCTACGGAATATCCCATAGTTGGAGATTGTTGAGTTCTTTCAATATCCGTATTCCAGCCAAAAGCGTTCATTAGCTTGTCACGTTCAATAAGCAAGCTATCGGCCAACTGCTGTTGCATATCACGAAGCTGTTGAACTTCATTGTCAGAAAGGCCATCTTCGCCATACTTCGCCCAAGTATCATATAGCTCTTTTATTTTGTCTTTGTATTCATTTGCAATAAGAGATTTAAAAATTGCATTTTGCAAATGCTTCTCAAAGTTATCGGCAAAATCCTCATTAGTGCTATCCAAATCAGAAAGTAAATCAGCATATCCGTTTTTAAATTCGTCAAAACTCATTCCTGTGATAGCCTCTTTTTCCTTTTCTGCAATCTCAGTAAGCTGATCTCCATAATCAGCAATATTCTGCAAGTAAGTAACAAAATCCTTATTAACAGTGTCTAAAACAGAAACGAGCTTTTCATCAGTAAGTATCTTTTCTATCTTTTCAGAAGATAAGTCCCAAAGCTGCCACTCCGCCGTTATCTTTTCTCCTGCAAGGTCCGATATCCTTTTAAAATCTTCCGGAGAAAGACGTTCTGCAATACGATATCCCAATGAGTGGGACCCGATACTTGCCCCACTTGATGCAAGCTGTTTAATCAATTGGCGCTGTCTACTTATTTGGATATTAACAAGCTGCTCGGCTTCTTCCGCAGCTTTCATGGCTTCCGTACCATAGTTAATATCAATGTATTCCATTTTTTTATTTATGAGTTCATCCCAAATAGTTATAAGGTGTTCGTATTGGGCTTTCATTTTCTCATAACCGGAATAATCCGCACCTCCAAGACCAGGGATAAGTCCTCCTAAAGAAATTACGGAGGTAAGCGCCCCCTTAACAGTCTGCAAACCACCGGTAACAATAGACATAGGCTTTGTTAGATCGATTCTTTCAAGGCCATTCAACATTTCCCCAAACCCCGACATTGTACCTTCCAGCCATTCAGGGGTCTTTACACCGAGCGTTTCCATAATACCAATAACCTGATTACCGGCATCCACATATTGGCCTATCTCTTCAACTCCTTTATGCAAGGCAGTAGTGGCTTCCGACAAAGCTTTCTGTTTATTATTCTTTGCACTTTCGAGAGTAGACTTAGCATTTTTCTTTTCTTCATCCGTACCTTCTTTGAGAGCCTTGTTATATGCTTCCTGCGCTTCACGTTGAGCATCAGTGGCATTTTTAAGGGATTTAAAGGAAATAGTCATGGCTTCAAACGGATTACGTTCTGAAACTTTCTCATCGATCCGTTCGATAGCATCTACCAGTTCTTTAAGGTTTTCAGGAGATAAATCCTTTTGAGATGATATAAAGTCTTTAAGGTTAGCTTTCAACTTCTTCAAAGTATCAGTAGAAACCTTGTCAAGATTACCAAAGACTTGTTCCCAATTCATTCCTTTTTTCAGTTCAGACAAATCAATGTTTTGAATAGCTTCTGCCATTTCCTTTTGAAGCATCCTTTTATCACCTTCGGTAGTGGCTTTGGCTATTTTGTCGTTATACTCTTTTGTTATGGCTTCTTTCTTTTGTAGGAATGTACCGTATTTTATCAAGTATTCATTCCACGCCTCCTCCTGTTGCTTTATAGGGGTCTGCTTTTGTTTTTCTAAAACATATTCGTATAAAGTATCAAATACAGACGTATCAACTGATACAGAAGAAGCGTCAAAAGTTTGCATTTTATAGCTCTTATCTTTGGATGATTTGGCTTTTTCCTCTGCATCAAATATTTGCCTTTGAATATCTACTACTTTGTTGATATAATCTTGCTTCTGTCTTTCAATGGCTTGCAATTCCTTCTTGTTATTAAGTTCACGTTGTGCTTGTTCTTTGTTGAATCCATCTTTCATGGCATCTATGCGAGCCTGTTCCACTTGATTCTCTAAGTCTACCTCTAATCGGATACGCTCACGACTGCCTTTTCTTCGGAGTTCGGAAATTCGGTGCAGTTGGTCGGTATAGGCGTTTATGTCTTTGACTTCTAATCCTGTATCTGTTGTAACATCAGAGACTTTAATACCTTTAGTTATAGCTATCTGCGCTGAATATACATCACGTAGCTCCTTAGTTAGTCCTTCATATTCCTTTTTTAAATGGGCCACTCTATCAGCAGATTTTATAATTTCTCCTGAAAAAGGGTCTATATAGTCTGTTTCAGATTCTGCTTTTCGTATTTCCATTAGTTTACCCGCTGCTTTCATTGATAAATCCAATGCTCTTGTAGAAAGTTTATCTACTTCGGCCATCTTGGATTTTGCAATTGATGCTTCTATTATAGATTTAGTTAATTTCATATAAGTATCATTTGCTTTTCCTGCCATAATACTTTCATCAGATAGATTTTTTAGATAATCTGGATACAACCTTCTTAACTCATTTATAGCCTGCTTTCGTTCATTTCTCGATCTATTTTCATCCATTGCGGCTCGATACAAAAAGTTAAGTCTATTAATTTCGTTTTGTACATTTTGTTGTCCTTCCTTCATTGCGTTATTTACAGACTGAATTTCTAATTCACTATTAGACAAAGCTTCTTTTGCCCTGAATAATCCATCTACCCAATCAACAACCTTATCACCGTATAAAGTGAGAAGAGTAATACCAACTGTTAAGGCTGTTTGCCAACTAAATATAGAAGAAACGACCTGTTTCCACACCGGAACAGCTTTCTGACCACTATTCTTTAGTTCGTCATACTGCACTTTCGCCCGTTTTATTTCATCTACCAATATTGGAATATTATTAGATATTGCAGAAAAGAAAGTTCTTGCACCATAAGCCAACGAAGGGAGTTCTCTGCCTATTTGTTGAATACTAATATCTAAACCGTTCCAACTACTGGCATAATTTCCTATGTTTCTTTGATGATTTCCAATAGACGCATCAAGTTGCCTTATCTTAGCATCAGCCTGATTTATAGAAGCAAGAAGTTCCTTACCAAATGGAGATCTTCGTTCCTCTTCTGTTAATTCACGATAGGTCTGTCTCATTCTTGACAAAGATTGTGAAAGCCCATTCATGGAAGTAGTAGCAGCATTATCTAATTTGGCATTACTATTTAAACTTTGCCTTACTTCTGCCAACGCTGTTTTATGGGTTAACAAAGAGTTGTTTAATTGCTCAAGTCTTTGTTGCTGACTTCTTGATAATACAGCAGACTGCCCCTGTGTCTTGTTTATCTGTTTAATCTCCGCTTGAATTAAACGAATGGCATTTTGTTCTTGAACCATCCGTTTTATGTTTTGGGAACGAGTACCAATAACCGATTCTATTTCACCCTTCAATTCATCATAGGCTTTCGCTTGCGCTTGAATACTTGCCGTTTCCGCATTGTTAGCTGCTGCATTAGCATTTCCACCACCCGATTGGGTATCTACACCAGCAGCTTTTGAAAACCGTTCTTGAGCCTTTAAAATTTTATCAGAAGCATCATTTATTCGTTTTGTGGAAAGCATGATCTTTCCTTCTGCTTCTGAAATCTTCTTTACCAATGCGTCATATTGCGACATCAAAGATTTTAGCTGAGCTTCCATTCCCTTTGCTATGTCAATATCCACTTTGACATTAACACCCTTTAATGCCTTTTTCACATTCTCTATTTCCGCTTTGATTTTTTGCAGCTTTCTAATGTCGCTATCAATTTCTACAAATATTCCCGCCATATCAATTAAATATTTTCTTTTTAATCATTCTTTCTGCATATAATTGCGCCGAATCAAGCACATCAAATCCTTTGGATCGGACGAAACTTGCGTATTCCATTCCATCAGCCAAATACAACCCATCCTCCTTGTTGGCATATATGAGATAGCTTTTCGTCTTTTCTACTGCTTCTGAATGTACTCCTTCACCATACACTTCCAACGCTATAATTTTCCCATTACGGACAACACAGAAACCAGGAGCATTACGCAAATTGAAAGTATGATTCTGATATTCTTTTAAATTACCAGTTCCATTTGCATTGTAAGCCACACGAATAGCATCTTTCCCTATTTCTATGAGTTTGGAGAAGAAAGCATCTTCTATCTGCTCTTCAAATTCTTTCAATCCTGAAATATCCCCTTTTATCTTCATAATATATAAACAACGCACCCCAACCTAATGAGGTGCGCTGACTATTTTTAAGCTGCATCTTTACCCAAAAACTTCTCTACAAAGTAAATTTGACCCTTACCAGTCACTTTGGTGGTAGTAGTAACTAATACAGAGCCATCCGGTTTAGTGATTGAAGTTTTCTTCAATTCAAAAAGTCCTAATTTCATAGCCTTTTGCGTTGGCTGATTGTAGTAGTCACCCTTTTGGCAAAGATAACCATTCTCGCGCATCCAGTTAAACAAACGGTTCTGGCCGATATTCACTCCATTTTGTTGCAGTATCTTTGCCAATTCAGCAACCAAGCAAGAACGTTGAGAAGTTGAAACAGCATCGGCAAAGAGAACTTTTGGTGCATCTTTTTGTATCTTCTGTTCGGCTTCGATACGCTTCTGCTTTTCTTCTTTTAGATTAGTTGCAAGCTGAATTAGAAAATCAGGCGAAGTCAAAGCCTTTTCAAGAGTTTCGTTGGTCATGTATGCACCATGTTTGCGAATTGAAGGCAAAATTTCGCTTGTCACCCATTTACGAAAAGGCTTTGCTTTTTCGCTGTCACTGCGAATTATCACATCATATAAACCGCTTTCGGTTATAAATGTAACTTGTTGTTTCCCACCTTCTGTAAGGGTGTCCATTTGGCGGACATCCTCTAAATCCAGTCGTGACTTCACATTTCTTGCGTTAGCAATGCCTATAACACTGCACACATCTGCCAAACAAAACAAAGGTTCACCACTCTCATTCATTGCAATTCTTACTTTTCCGAACTGCTCATTTTGGAAAATCTGAATATTATTCATACTTTTACACAGTTTTAAAAATTAGACCCCACCAAAGGACGCTCCTAACTTCATCCGATGGCGGGGTTTATATTTTTCAGCTGTTAGGATAGCTGTGTTACTTTTTGTTTGTAAATTTACTACTAACCGACTGCATGACCTAAAAAGTGTCGCGCATAGGCACGACAATCGGCTTATTGTCGTAAATCCATTACAAACTTATTGTATAATCGTGTAAAGAAGTAATTTTCCCCTATCGGGATTGTGACAAGCATTCTGATGTCACAAAATACAGGAGGTGGTCTTATACAAAGGTTCATGGCAATAAATTTATCTTAATATAGCAGCCGCCTTATCCAGCCTGTTTATATACTCTTCCTCATTCTTGAACTCTGACCGGGCAAAGTCACGAAACGCCCTAATCATTTTCATTGCAACAACTTGTTCAAGTGGGGTAAAGCCGTATTCTGGGTTAATAAGACGTGTAACGGCGAAACATCTATAATTGTAGCGTACCACCTTATTAGCCTTGTATCCGTTAGGATAATACTTGTCAATCATATTATGAAGGCTTGTCTTGTACATCCTAATAATTGCTTGTCTGACTGACAGTACTTTTTGTTCAACCATAGCTCTAATAAATGAGTGTAAATCATTTATAAACGCACCGAACGTACTTTCTTCAAATGGTAGGTAACTTTGGAACTCGTTTGCCATTCTTGTTACTTGCTTGCATTGCTTTCTTGATAAATAAAAATTTTTCATACTGTAATATTTTAGTGTTTATAATTTTTTAATCACCCACATAATGAGCGCCGAAACGCCCGTAGCTATATGGATTGTAATATGCTGATTTGGGTATTGACAAATCATCATAAGAACTACGTTTTGCTGGTTGGGCTAAAGCCGCTTTCATGGCTTCTATTTCTGCTTTTCGTTCTTCTTCATTAGCTACGAGCTTCTTTTCGTTAGCCCAAGCAAGCTTTAAACAGTCTGCCCAAGTCTTTACACCATGAGTAAGAGAATACAACTTCATGTACTTCTTGATCGTGTGGGCTTCTCTCATTATCTTACTTAAATTGTAGCGTTTCATATCTTTTATTTATTGGTTTAACTTTGATGATGCAAATGTAAAGTATATAGTTTACATTTGCAATAAAATAGGTAAAGAATATACTAATCATTAACATTAATTAGTAAAGCATTTACTATACACATGGTTTTATGATGTATATTTGCATTATATTTAAATACACGATTATGGAACATAGAATAAAAGAAGTCATCAAAGAAAAAGGATATACCCAACAGGAGTTCGCAGATTTGTTAGGTATGTCAAGAGTTGGACTTGCCCAAATAGTGAATGGAAAGCCCTCATATCCAACCCTTGAAAAGATTGCCACCGCCCTAAACGTTCCAATGTGGCAACTATTCGCCAGCCCAGAAGAAGTACAACCAAAGAAAGACGATCTTTCCCTTACTTGCCCTCACTGTGGAAAAAACATAAAAATAAAGGTGGAATAATTGATTATTTGAAACTTTAGACTATATTTGTGCAAATATTAACTATAAAAAACACAAATATGGGACAAATCGTATCTATCATTATCATTGTATTTGGAGTGCTTCAAATAATCCTCTTCTTTAAGATATGGGGTATGACAAATAATATTTCATTAATAAATAAAAAAATTAAAGAACACACTTATGAATATTATATGTTAATTGGAGATAAAGAAATGGCATTTAAGACCTTAAAAGAAGAGATGGTATCCAGATTACTTAATATAAAAATGGAAACTTATAGTAAAGATTCATTTATACAGATAGCTAATGAAGAAATTCCCAATTACATAAAACTAATGGAAATGACGGGGTTTAAAGTTCCTTTACATCTAACATCAGCTGAAGCATTTATTGCTTATAAAAAAGAGATAAATTTAAAATAGAATATCAGCCCCTCTCCTTTAGGTTTGGGGCTTTCTTTTATTTTAGCTTATTCTTACCTTTCGCTCTAAAATATTCTTCTTCTGTCACTTCTTCCCTTACAGTACCATAAACCACATGAAGTTTGTCTTTCTGCATAATAACCAAATTGCGATATGGAATGATATTAACCACCTCATCATAAGATAGGTTTAAATTATCCATGAATGACACAATTTGTCCGAGCAAGCAGTTATTTCCTGCTACTTCTGTTTTGCTGTCAACAGGGCTACATTCCTCGCTAAAGCTGACAGCTTGAAAAAATGTTCAGCAGATATTAGAGAGTAAGCCATTTCTAAAGCGTCTGCAAGTTCATCAATACTACCATTAGATAACTCTTTAGATAGAGAGTCATCGCCTTGTATAAACCACGATAAAGCATAAGAAACCGCTTCTAAATTACCAAGATTTATAAACATATCCTTTAAAGTATTTCCCTCCTCTATTTTTGATAAATAACAACTCGCTCCTGCTATTTTTTTTATGGTAGGAGGATAAATAGTGTAGGCCTTTCCTTTTATTACTACCGTTTTAAAATCTGTTCCTATAATGGAACTCCCAACTATATTTGCAGCTTTATTCATATTACTTGATTTAAAAAAGGCGGTGAGCAACCACCCACCGCCATCCTAAATAAACTGTTTTTACATTTACTTCATAGATACCTTCTGAACTCCTTCTACCGCGGACTGGTCAAACCAAAATTCAGATCCAATACCCTTATTTTCCAATGCGACAGCGGTAACTCCGAGACCAATATTCTTTTCCACAAAGTTGCCCTTAGCAACAATATTTGCTTTTGTCAAAACAACATAGTTGCCAGTCTTTGTTTGAGCAATAATAGCCTTCTCAATTACATTGGTTGATTCCGGGCGTTTCCATCCCACAGCATTATCTTCCGAAGAAGCCTTTGTTCCTGTTGCAGTAATAGCTTCACCACCTTGCAAGTCGGCTTTTTCCATATATGAGTATTCACCCATTGTGAAAGAAATGGTGGGGATACTGTTTTTAGTCCTGTCAATATAGTAGGTTTGCCCTGTCAATTCATTGACATATTCCGTTGTTTCCGGGTCTGACTCTTCATATCCCCACGTATCTTGGTGAGAATTTAGCACTTCTTTTGCACCACCGCTTGCAGCGATCAATGCCTTAATAGATGCAGCAGTTACAGCCGCATTAATCACATCAGCGTACCATATACGCTTAATTCCGATATACTGTTTCTTAGCCATATTAGTTTACATTTAATACTTCAAATAAAATCCTTACATTCACATAATGACACTTCAAAGCTGTGTCCGCTTCTGTACTGATTGATTCGATAGAATACTGATAAGGAATACCGTTATAGGAATTTACAACATCTCCTAATATTTCAACAGATTGCTGTTCAAGTTCTGCTATTCGGATAAGATTCGCGATACCTATACCAACATCAGGAACGCACAAGTTTACTTCTACAAAACCTTTCTTCCAATAAGTATCAGGAGACTGGCTTTTGGGCCGGATAACAATTCGTTCCGTTTTCATCCGGTAATCAGTATCATCAGGAATAAGTGGAATATTACCTTTTTGATAAATCTCCCCTATCCCGAAAGCCTTGCAATCCCGGTAGAGAATGTTTCCTATGTCAGTAGTTACTATCATCGTTCAAATCTATCTTTCAATCTTTTTTCTGTCCTTATCGCTGCACTTCCTGCAACTTCAAAGCCTTTAGACTCCACGAATGACGCATATTCAGCTTCATTTTTCAACGTTAAGCCCGACCTGTCAACCTCATATCCGTTTGATGCTCTCAAATGCCCTGTTCGGTCTGTATAACTTCCGGTTTTCTTAGCATCTTCAACAAAAGCCTCTCCTTCTTCTTCCATACCAGAAAGAACTTCCGATTCTCCCTCATTGAAGAACTCGTCTATATCCGAAAAATCAAAATCTACTCCAACCATATCACTCTGTATGGGAAATAGTTAGTCTCCAAAGGACTTTTAACAACACCTTCACCTCTTATGCTTCCGTCAAAATTTAAGCAACGAACTTCTGCTCCTGCTTCAACCTTTGACGGTTTATCAAAGACTACCTTGTACTTGAAATCATACAGAAAACCATTGACAGATACTTTCTTTTCCGCGCTCACATCATCACAACGGCATTTGCATATATCCTGCCAGCTCTCACCACCGGTTCCAGGAATAGATCTTCCGAACTCATCCTTATCCATCGGGGTGATAACCTTAACCTGCAATATGTGAGGAGCGAATATCATAAGAATGTCACTTTAGGTTTATCCGTTAATTCATCAGTCAATCCATACTGTTTGCACAGAAATGAATAGTAGTCCTTAATTCCTTGAATGTTCCAAGACATTGAAAAACCGCTTTCACTGATTGAAGTAGCACGAAGCAAAAGAGAAGGTATGAACTTCGCAATCGCAACAGAGACACGATCGTAGTAATCATTGTTCATTTCATCCTCTCCGCTTATCTTCGAGTTCAGACACATATCCAGAAGATCAGCCTCCGACAACTGAATGCTGAAAGACTGAAACTTCTGTGATATGTATTCGTTTACCGTCATGCGTTCATTTTTGAAAGGTCGAAATTCACAATCTTATTCGGAGCGGTAAACTCAGGAACCCATTCAGCGGTGTACTCCATATATCTACCTTCCTCATCACGATAGTTACATACGGACATCTGGCCTTCGGCTTGGCTATATGTGCGTCCCGGAACAGGATCGGTCATTACGTAAGGCCTGTGATGGCGCATACGCATTACGTTATCATTTTGTAATAAGGTAATACGATCATCAGAATAAACCTGTACGTTTTCTCCGTTCTGATTTTCTACGTAATCCTCCTTGATCTCAATTGCCGGAAGCCCAATACCTGTAAATACACTTGACGCCATTTGAGACGTAATTAAGCCACCGCCAACATAGAATTGGTTACTTCCAAGAATCATCTTGAAGGTTTGGCCGAACTCCTTGTTGCCGACAATATTTTTATTGAAAGTGCTACGAGACATAATCATCTTTGAAAAAACCCCATATTTAACTTTCAAAGCTTCAATTTGCTCTTTAAGATAGGAGATGAACTTATCCTTTTCAGATGCTTCCGGAGTGATAAAATGGAACGGCAAATCAATATCAAGGACTTCAATGTTTTCTTTGTTGTCTGCCAAATGAACTTTTGCCTTACCAGTCATTAATAACTCACCAACGACAATATCCATACGCTTGTGAGGAGCAAGCAGGATTTGACGATAATCATCAAATATGAAATCTATAATTTCATTCAAGATAGTACGCTGATCGGCAGTATTGGCAGCATTGAACTTGTCAAGGATGTCCTGCAATTGGGACAGCCGTTCAATATCCATCTGATAACGGTCTCCCAAATAAGCAATCTCAGTATAACCGCTTCCAAGCGACCGTCTTTCACGAATAGGTTTCTGATCGTTCTTGCCAATGATAGAGCCTGCCATCACTCCTGTAACTGTACCAAGATACGTCTTGAATACACGAGTTTTAGTTTCAAGGAATGAACCATATTGCTGCCAATATATTCTATCCAATCTCGTTTGTAAAACACGATCAATAACCGCATTTACAATTTGAGGATCTGTAAACAAAGTTTGTATAGTCAAATTCATAACTCTACTTTTTTAAGATTAATACTCGAATTGGAAACGGTCAGTAAGCCCCTCTTTATCCAATTCATGAATAGGCATAGGGAGTTTAGGCTCTTTAATCTCATACGCCTGCATTAGAAGTGTGCAAAGAACTGGGCCATCATCCTCTACTTTCTTTTCATCGAAAAGGACAAAGTTTGCTGTATTCTTCTTTGCTGTTCCAGCAACCGCAGTAGCCTCAAACAAAATCGCATCTTTAGCGATATTCTCGCCAAAAGCGGCCTTGATAGTCAAAACATCATAATTGGCGTTAGACTTATCAATAGCGGTTACTTCTGCGCCTTTCTTGCCACTACCTACAAACATTCCGATGTAAGCCAAAGACCCTTTTGCGATTTTAATAGACAAAGCGGATTCACCTGTTGTGTACGCTTCAACCACTTTCATATTACGGACAGGAACGATAGTACGTTTCTTTAAGTCCGCTTGTACGGGCGTAAATACAGGAAGAACAGAGCCTACAACAAGATTGGCAATATCCAACTTCCAAGGCCCACTCTTTCTGACACCCGTATCCACACGATAAAACTCTTCCTGCTTGTATTCCGGTTTCAAGTTAAATTTTTGACCTGCTGCCATAAATTTTAATTTTTAGATTCAACAATAGTTTTTGTGCCCTCATTAATCATACTGGCGATAGATTCGTTTTCTTTCTCAATCTTCGTTTCTGCTGATTCGGGAGGGGTTACGCCTTCGAATCCGTCATTTGCGAACTCCTGTTTCAAGTCCTTGAAATAAACATCCAAGTCCTCATCGTCCTTAATGGCACATCGTTTGGCGTAGTTTTTGGGAATACCATACTCCTTAGCCTTTGCCATAATCTGCTCTTGACGGGTAGCTTGCAGCTTTTCTTGCTTCAAGGTGGAAACCTCTGTCAAAAGGCTCTTATTGGAATCAATCAAGGCTTGTGCCCATGCAGGCACATCATCTTTCTTTTCTTTCGGCTTTAGATTTGGGTTAGGATTCTCGATTTTCGTTTTCAATTCGTCCAATTGCTTTTGCAGACCCGATTTTTCGTTTCTAACAGTGTCAATGTCTCCTTGAAAAGCTTTTAAAAGTCCTTCGACCCCACTAATAGCGGTTTCTATTTGACTTTCTTCAGTAACGGTTTTTGATAAGTAGTCGGCCACCCCGTCAAACGCCTTGTCACCAAACCCAAAGGTTTTATACTTCGTTTTTAGTGCTACTAAAATTTTTCCTTTCATACCGTATGAATTATTAAATTTAGAATTTACTTTTCGAAAGTAAAAATACCGCTAATACAGTTGATTAGTAAATATTTAAGTTCTCCATTCGTGACATCAGAACAATTGTCACAAATATGATATAAAAAGTATCCGTAAGCGATATGAAGCAGTATATTGATGCTATAATAGAACATATAGCGTAAGCTATTTGAGCCGCTGCTATATATCCTATTTTTCTTGTACTAAAATTATAACCCCCGTATTTTTTCTGAATAAGGGTCAATTTTCTGTTCCATTTTTCATATTTTCATTTTGTATCACCTGCTCTTCCTTTATTTCCGCAAGTTCCTCTTCCACTCGATCAGAGTTACCCGCAAACATAATTCCTTCACGTGTTGACCAGATGCCACCTCTGACAGCGGAAACAGCAGTAGTCACCTTATCATTCAAATCATCAATCATAAATGGAACAACTTCCGTTTCTATATCAATAGTCTGTGATGCCTTACTGAACTCGGATGGATTAATAGCGCCTAAAGCGGTAACAAGGAAATTCACTCTTCGTTGCAAGAAATCGCCTATTACTTCTGCATGATTGGAAACTGCCATGTGTGCTCCCATAAACATAAAACGAAAAGCTGTACCGGAAGCCTTGCCAACGCCTTTCAGAGTTTCGAAAGATATTCTTGGAGTGTTTGACATATCGTAAGCGTTATTCGTCAAAGTTTCAGCTTCAAATTTTACAGTTTCCGGAACTTGGTTCCACGTAAGATATTGAGCATCCGCGCCTTCCCCTGTGAGTTTTACGATTTTATCTTTATTCTTCCCGACAAAACCCTCTACGTCCCCGACTAATTTAAGCAATGGGAAAAAATGGTAGTCTATGCAATCGGCATAGTTGGATAATAGCTTCTCCAACCGAACCCGGAAGGTCTTAATCTTATCACAATAAGGTTCAGGACGGTAAGCATATATAACAGGCAGCTTCTTAAATCCATGTGCAAAGGTTGGTCTTTCCTCGTAGCCTTTAGACAAATCCCATTGATAAACCATTTTGTCGGTAATAGTCATGAAGCAGGTAATTTCAGAATCGTCCATAAGTTTTTTCTTATATTCTCGAGAGAAAGCTATCAAATCCCCCTCGTCATTAAAAAATGGATAGAGCTTATCACCTCTAAACGGAGACCATAATACGCTTTTCAGTTTCTTGGTAGGCTTTACCTTACCTCCAAAGGTAGTCTTAACTTTATTCCAGAATTTAATCCAAAACGAATCATCATCAGTCGCATACCAATATTCAGCCACTTCCTGCTCGGAAAGCCAAGATCGAACAATTTTCTTGTTCTGATATTTAGTTTTATTTGATTTAAATACAGCCTTAACAGCATCCAGCAGCTTTTTTTCTTCGTCATCAGCAGGAGTGCAATCCATTGACGGTTCAATTCCGACTGTGAAGGCTGTTTGGATGTTTACTATATCCTGTTCCAATGGAATAGAGATACGGTTCACTGGTTCGGTCTTATACTTTGCTTCGATTTCATAAGTTTTACCAGTCTTTTCATCAAAGTGTTTCTCTGCTTCCTTCTCAAGAACCTTTCTGTCCGGATACTTCTCTTTATCCACCATGATTTCATGGCATTTAGGATTCCAATCTTCCCACAATTTACAACGGTCAGGAAGTTCGGTCTTTCTACCTTTTTTCAGGTAACTTATTTTTTGCCCAATATCAGGCAATGCTAATATTTCTTCTAAACTCAATGGCGGCATAGCTTATATTTTTAGTGTGTGAATATTCCAGTTAAATCTTTCGGTTTCAAAATACGTCCTAAAATGTGCCCCAAGATATAATATCTAATAGGGTCGATACAGTGATTCCAAGCATCTATTGGTTCATTAATATAGTGACCGTCTTTGTCTTTATCCCAAACATATTTACGGAGTTCCTCAATGATATGGTACGAACGTTCTGTAACGAATAGTTCCATCTCATGAATTTTATCAATACCGGCTTTAATTGAACCGGGGAATTTATCTACCGGATAGATGTTCACACCCCTATTTTTGATTTCCTGAATCAAACGAGGATCGGCACTATCACCATAGACTTTCAATCCCCATGGTTTTAGCTTTTCGGCAATGGCATTAGTGAGCATGCCGGTCTCATAAAATAATTCATCAACATACAATCGGTTATCTACAATACCGCAACGGATGCCAGTTGATGGATCGTTAGTATATCCCCAATCGGAAGCAAGAGCCACTTTCTTGGCATAAGCAGGAAACTCCTTAACAATTCCCCACTTTTTGAACACCGCGCCTTCTGCAACGTCAGCCCAACGACCAATAACCACATGAGCATATTTCTCCGGGGTGTTCACCTTCATATCTTCGACCTCTTTCAGAAACTCAGGAGAAAGGTTCTCCAAGTTATCCAGATAGGTTGTATGAATATGAAGCACATTCGGATGAGTGGAGATTTGTACAGGAACACCATCGTAATATTTTATTTTGTGAGTTTTCTCAATGAAACGCTTGTAAACCCAATGGTTACTGTCGCATGGATTCATAATAATTATAATACGATTCTGAATACCTTTCTGCCGAATAGAAAGCATAATCTTTTCAAAATCATCCTCACTTGTCCACTCTTCCGCTTCATCACAAACGAATGTTGTAAGTCCTTGAATTGACTTTAGTTTAGCAGTTTGATTACCAGAAGCGATTTTAATACCCCGAAACATTATAATACTGTCAGAGTACGTATTAATTATGTCAGTTTTAGTAACATCAAAGCATTCGCTTGCAAAGTCTGATTCTATTTTTTCTTGAAATTCTGGAATAATAGACATAGAAGCAGAAGCCATCGTATATCGGGAAAAAAGAATCTTATGTCCGCTCTCAAATGAAAGTCTTTCCAAAAAAACAGAAACATTGTAGCTCTTACCGCTACCTCTACCTCCAGTAACAATAGTAATGAATTTATCTGTATTCTCATACAAATCAGCATAAGGAGATTGAGATATAATACCGAATAGGCTCATTTTTTAACTCCTCCATTTTTCAAAAACTCAATAACAGGAATACTTCCTTTCAGCTTTATTGTACTATCTTGCTTCTCTGCCAATCCTAATTTACGAGCAATTATATTAGGGTTGAATGCTCCTACGATAGCTCCTTCAAGCTGCTGAGTTTCGATTATGTTTTCTATGCGTGATACGACTTCGGAAAATACTTCATATTTCTGACTTGATTTAAATTCGCTCCAATATCCATTATTTGCCCCTATATAAGATAAAAATCCAGATAATGTATATGGTCTTTGGGTAGGACTATCTTCCTTTTCTTTAGTTTTTCCTTTAGTCTTATTTTTAATGACACGCCAAGGGTTATCATCACACCATTGAAAATATTCACAAGCAGCCTCCCACATCAAATCAGGTGTAGAAAACAACGTATCCCGACCATGTCTGCTATGTAATTTCCAAAATTGATTCCCTTTAGGTGCTGCCATAATAAAAATACCTCTGAACTACTATTATTCATTCAAAGGTACTACCACAACCAAAGATAACGAAATATATACAAGTTCTATCTGTGACAATTAGTTTTAAGTCACAAAATCTTTTTCAGATAGGTATCTCTTTTCTCTCTGCACGCTTCTAAGGTAGGCGCACAACAAGAAAACAACTCACCGCTTTCAGTACGATAGTCGTACTGGTACATTCTCACTCTCTTACCTCTCAACTTTGTTGTGTAGGTAGTATAATTCTCTTTACCTGGCTGGCATACGCTGCAACCGTTCTTGTTCATTGAGTTCATAATCGTGTGTATTATGGTAGCCCGAAGGCTACCGGATTAAACTTAGAATTGTGGTAAATTGAAAAGGACTCTCTTCATGTTGATGCCACGTATCAGGCTTTTAAATGCACTTATTTTTATGCTCGCATCATTGGTATTCATACCTCTGCTTCTCTCATGCCGCCAATCTATATAAAACTTCTCAACGCCACATTCAGGCCATAAATCAATAATACGATTTACCTTATTCGTCAAATTTGTAAGATATTTAATCTGCTTGTCTGTTGCTAACATATCTTATATATATTGCGCAGGGCTTTCGCCCTGCTGGTTAAACTTATAATATTGTAATCTCTTTATTGCCTATCTCTGTATCTACATTCAGAACCTCGTACTTTTGAGCCTTGTAGTTATAAACGACTTCACAAGTATTGAAACCTCTACCATCTTCTCTTTGGTCATAAACAGTATTTATATGCTGATACATTTTATTGCCTAACATGAAGTTTATTTTACCTGATGTACAGAAGTAAAATGCTACTGCATACTTCAATGTTTTCTTTTCATCAACCTTCTTTGTTGCCATTATCGTATATCTTTTAATTGTTATTACTTCGTTTCTGATGATGCAAAGATAGTATATTGCGTAACAAATAATACTATTTATATAGTTAATAAATTATAAATATATTATTTTACGTAACATATAATAATTATATAAGTATATTTGCATCATGGAAAAGGAAGATAAAAGAAGAGTTATACACGTAGAAATGAAAGCAACTGGTAAGCATAGGTACTTTGCTTCACCTGCTGCCATCTATGATGTATTTTCAAGTCAAGAACTTGGAATTGCCCGGCAGTCACTTCTTAACTACTGGCAAAAGACGGAAGAACCTTATGAAAATGCTATTTGCATTATAAGAAAGGGAGAATTAGAACGAAAAACCAAAATTAAAAAGGAAAAATAATCATGGAACAGAAATTGATAGTAACAGCAAAGTATGGCTCATTGGAGTTTGAAGAAGTTGCATACCCGTACAACCCCAATGCGCATCAAGAACAACTTGATTCTTGTATTTCCAGTATCCACCAAAAGATGAAAGAAGCAGGAAAGTATGAAATGAAAGATTCTTTTGAATATTCGGAAAAAATTAAGGAAAAGCCGGAGTTTTAATGCTCCGGCTCATTAATTGATTAGCCCTTTGATTCTTAACCGATTTACGATTTCGGTGTAAAGATAATCTATATCCGCGCGATAATCCTTATAATTATTATAGTTAAACGTGACATTAACGTAAAGGTTTGAAATTCCAGTCGGAGACTTAAATCCTAATATATCAGCCAGTATATCACGAATGCCTTTTGCTATTTTTCCACCAGCCAATGTACTGGGTGAATAAAGAAATAAAATAATAAAAACGAACTTTTGCCGAAAGCATGTACCAGATCTTCTTTCAGGTAATCCACAATTTCCTACAATTTCACAGTACCATTGAAATATCATAGGAATAATACCTAAATCTGATAAAATAGGCTTGATTAATTCTTGCTCTCTTTCTGAAAGTCTTGATTTCTGATCTCTAATATATTTAAGTTCCGATATTGCAGAAAATTCTTTTACCATAACACGATTATTTTAAAAGTAAATAGTATATTTGCATTATAATCGTGTATGGGAGGATTGAGTGGTCGCGCGCTTGGTTCTCCTTTTGTTATTTTACTTTTCTACCCCATATCATCGCATTATACAGCGAGGCGGCATACAGTTTAATCTCTTCGTTGCTTTCCAAAAACTCCACCTTTAGCGCTTCTTTCATTGCGGTGGTATAAAGGTTTTGGTCTAATGTATTATCTTCCATAACTTTTGTTTAAACAATTAATGATTTTCTCAATCTCTCGAATATCTTCTCTCTTTCTTCATAGGTGGCTTTTCTTCTTTCGTAAAAAGAACCAAACAATCTAATGTTTTCTCTTCCCGGACTGACTATATACATATGATATTTATCAAGATTACACACCAAGTAATCGCCTTTGCCGAACGAATCAACGACAATAGGATTAAGCCCGGCAACATTATTCATCAGCTTCTCAACTTCATAGCGGTTCAAGAAGCATTCTACCCACTCATCGTTATCTCGATTGATTATATGGCCGTCATAGGTAACGGCCACCTCGTATGTGTCTTTCCCGTTTGACTGAAACGGCCACCTTCCAAAAAGCACACTGACGCCATAACCGTTCTCAAACTCAACCACTCCTTGCATGGACTTATCAGCATCACTCATCAATCTTATTTTTTTGATAAAATTTACCTCTTCCTCTGTAAAGTAAGGCTTAAACTCTATATCAGAGAAACTGTATTTTCTTTTAATATCTTTCATAATTACAAGTTTTAATTATCTGCATTTCACTTTTGTAAGCCCGTATTTGGCTAATCTCAGATACACCGTCCTGACGCTTACATTCAATATTTCGGCCATTCTGCGGGGAGCTATGCCGTCCTCCTTGTACATCTTTGTAATGTTCTCCTGTGAAAGAGGGTCAACAAATACCTTCCTCGGTTCGGCTATCCCCATTCGTTTACGTGCCACTGCTGCATACGCTTCGTTTTGCTTATCCCTTGTTACGTAGATAACGGTAGTGTTGCTAAGGCGCAGAGGAACCAAGTTCTTTTCAAGCTGTTTACGCTCCTCTATCAGGTGTTCCGCATCTCCGTTGACTGTCGTGTCTACCTTCTTGTATTGTTCAGGCAGACGGGCGTGTCTGTCTCTTAGTTTCTTTTCGGTTGCTCTCATCGTCTCAATATATTATTCCAATTTTATGATACCATTTGTCCGCATGATTGAACCATCCAAGCATGAACGGTTTGCCGAAAATGGTTGCTTTGTAGAGTTTACTCATGTGTTAATTTGACTATTAAAATCGTTAATAAAGTTCCTTACTTGTAGGCTAAAACCTATATTTGTACCGCGTTTTAACAGGAGTATAACACCTCCAATCCGACGAACTGTCATTCGTCACCTTTCTTGTCCGTTCTCATTGAGAAAAGACATTTAAGCCCAATGTCCTGTAACTTTGGGCTTTTTTAGTTGCACTTGACAGGGTGCAGCTTGAAGTCTGCTAATACAGGTTAGTAGGCAAAACGGAAAGGAGGTGTATTATATGACTGTTAGAACGCAAGATGAAAACGGCAAAACTCGTATTTTCTGTCGGTATATCATAAGGAACGGTAAGCGGATATATCCAAAACATTCCAAATACTTTTCTTTCTTGGTAGATAGTAAGAAAGTGGCGTAATGCTGTTTTAAGGGGATGTACAGGCATCCCTTTTTTTACTCGTATATTTCTTTACTTTTCAGCTTATCAAGGAACTTGCTATCTTCCGAATAATCCGCACCGATAGCTTTCTTGCTTTCTATAATTTGCTCCAAAAGGGAAATACACTCCTTTCTTGCTTCTTCCATTTCATTATAACCGCAGGCGATGTCAACCAATATTTCTATGTTTGATTTTAGCTTGGAAAGCTGTTCATAAATATTGTTTAATCTCCAGTAGCAGTAACCAATCGTGGCTATGTATTTCAGTTTGTTCATGGTTTATCACATCTTACATATCTAACTCCTAATATATTCAACGTCCCTCGGCAATGAGGACAAATGTTTTTGCAGTAATAAGACCCTATTACCACTGCCGGATCTTTAACTGGCGCAAAAGTGCACAAATGAGACAGACTCGTATCTATCTTTTTATATCTTCTTAATTTACTCATGGCTTTAAAATTCAAGTTTAAGTTCATTTACAGGGCTAACCTTCTTCTTTCCATTCTTTGCTTTCCTATATATATCATCAATCAACTGCTTAAGCTCGCATACGTAGCCTTCCATGCTCCACCCTTCGAGCTTGCACACCATTAAATCAAATTCCAATTCGTACAACAGCTTTTCCTTAAACCGATTACGGGCAAGAACGTTTACCTTTTTACGAATATCCTGACTTGTCATCGGGTCTTGCTTCGGTTCTTTCCTTTCAGGCTTTAAATCATCCATAAAGAGACTATCAGGAATTTTGTTGTTGACGGGAATATCAGGAGCTTTTACAAGGATTCTTACTCCGCCGTTCAGGATACTCTTTCCGTTTGTGTAGAAATCGTAGCCAGTCAAAGGAGATCCAGTATGTTTGTCAATGAAAAAGCCTTCGGGCGGTTTATCATAGAGTTCCCAGTTCATGTATTTACTCATAGCTATCTCCTTTCACCAATTCCGGGCTATCGTAAATATTACCGCAAACCTCGCACTTATACTCATCTTCTTCGCTTACAGTTAAAGCATGAAGCGGGAATCCTCCGTAAACTCCTTTATTAAGTTCTTCAACGGAAGCATAGAATATTCCTGCGTAGAACTTAACAAGATACAGCTTACCATCTCTTCTCCACCGAATAATGTCACCTTCGTAGATTTCCTTTTTGTTATTGTCGAATAGACCAGTGAACTGGCCTACTGTATCAGGAAAAACGACAGAAACTTCTTCATGATAAAACTGAATGGCAAACTTATTATCATGAGAAATATCATAATATTTTTGAGAACCATGATTTATAATATATCCACCTCCTATGTGAAGCAAGTCTCCGTAGACCCATTTATCACCAATTATGCTTTTCCCTCTGAATTTTATTTCACGCTTCATAACTATCCCTCCTTATTAACTTTATCACAAAACTCCATTAACCCTTCGTGTTCTTCTTTGGATATTTCTTTCCAAAAAGTGATTATACATAAACACCCGTCATCTTCATACAACTTACGCATCATGAGATTTACATCAAAATCTCTGCCTTCAATTGATTGTGTTCCGCAGCATATTTTATCTGACTCGGTTCTATAAGTATAGTAATAGTATTTTTTCATAATCAATACATCTTTCCATGTTTGTTTTCCCTCAATTCATTGTATCGCATCTTCTGATTGCAACATGAGTCTTTCCAACTCCATATATATCCTTTAGCAAATTTATACTTCTTATTGGCGCATCTTGTAATCAATGTTGGATGGCATCCTATAAATGTTGCAGC